GTACGTGGTCAATTGTAAGGTTGTGTAATTCATGAAATTCTCCGCAATAAACGCATTGACAATCGAAGTGCTCTTTGATAGCTCTTCTCCAGAGCCTTCTTGATTCTGAACTTGTCATGGTTATTAAATTGTGTAAATAGTAATCAGGGTTTGGTAGTAATGGTGTCATTAACGTCTAAATGCTCCGCCTCTAGCTCTGTTTCGTTTTCGTGACTCAGCAACAATTCTGCCACGTTTATGGGACATGTCAGTTTGTGGTCCGGGTTTACGCTTTCTTCGTATTCTCATAAGATCACGGCGATACGCTCTTTTAGCTGGTGTGTTGTTAATACGAGCTTGAGCACGTCTACGTTTAAGTCGTGATCGTCGATTTCTTCGATAAAATCGTGCGGTTCGTCCGGGGTTGGGACTAAACCTAGGTCCTGTTCTTGCCATATAATCTAGATTGTACTAATGTTGGATCTATTTTAGGTATTACTGAAGCTAATCGGTCTAGCGGACTGCCTTCAAGAGCAACACCTGTAATGTCATTAGTCTTAAGCCAATCACATGCTGCTTTCAAATCTTGAGTCTTCGCTTCTCCACATTTTATCAAACGTAAAAATTCTTGTGTAACAAGGTAGTGGAGCTCGTTAAAACTTTCTTCGTCTGCTTTTTTAGGTATTACTCTTGTTTCGTTCATTCGATGTCTAATCCTTTTTTAACAATTTGTAGTGCTCTGTCATCAAGTTCGTTATCTGTAGACTCAACTAACTTTTCTAGTAAGTCAACTACAAACTTCTTAAACTTGTCACTTTTTAGACTTGTTAGTACAAGTGGTTTAATAAGTGCTAACATTATTTAGTCTCCTTTTTAGATTTAGGTGCTTTCTTTTTAGCAGCTGCTACTTTAGCTTTAGCGTCAGCTTCTCTTGATGCTATTTGATTTGATAAGGTGCTCATTAGAATAATTTGAATTTCTTTTCTTTTGGTTTAGGTGGTAATAAAGATTGTATAGGTACGATGTCCTGACACAAGTGAGCTACCCGTGTACCCGGTCTTATGGTAAAACCTTGACGTTGTAAGTCTGCACATTTTAATGCTCTTACAAGTTCGTAATCTAATTGCATCTTTTCCTCTTGACGCTTGGCAATACGTCTGCATTGCTCAAGACCACGCTTGTCTAAAGGAACCATAAAGTTGATTTGAAACCCCCAGTTTTCATTTAACTGATAACTAGAAGGGTATAAATCTCTTGAATCTTCATCCGTTGTATACGGATTAGTATGATTGCCCATGTAAAATGGACTAAATGTCATTGTAGATCCATTACATGATATGTTAGGACCATAGTTTTGACGAGACGATGCTCCATTGTTTTGAAATTGCACCGCCTGATTTGTCACGTTACCTGTAGCTGCTGCCACAGGATTTGAGCTATTGTTTGTATCTCCTTCTGCAAACGCTGGTCCTACTGTGAGAAGACAGACAGCGATGTAGTAGTGGAGTTTATTGTATAGTTTCTTGTAGTATCCCATTGTTCTACGACTCCAGCAGCTCTAGTTGTAGTTTCTAAAGTCCAAGGATTAGCTGTATTCGTAACGGTAAATGTAGTACCGCTACCAGCTATATCTGCTGATGGTGTTATGTTTGTGCCACTCCATGTATTTACGGTAGCACCGAAAACCTGACGTTGTTCGACCTCAGTTATCGTTTGGGTTGTTGTAGTTGTACTATTCATCGACCCTGTAGTAAACTGGGGCGTAACAGTATTAGCTCTTGCAACTGCGGGTGATAACAATGCTAAGAGAAGAATTAGTTTCTTCATGTCTTTGGTTTTTGTTCTTTATCTTTTTTACCATTACCTGTAGTTAGTCCAAAAGTGGCAAGTGCCCCAGTAAACACCGAAGCCACGAACGTGATATCGGCTGAAGTATTTGACTTCTTAACCATAGGTAATTCAACATAGTTTAATGTAATAATAAACCCTGACCATATTACAACTCCTAAACGCACAAAAGCACCTAGTATTTGCATCTGTTCTTCATGGTCATCTATGTTTTCTTTGAGTTTTGTAAAGAGTCCCTTTTTTTCTTCCGGTTTTCTTTCCATTTTTTTATCTTATTATTTAAGAACTTTGTTATTCTTTCTTTAATATCCTGTATGATAGGAGTTGCTACAGTTGTAGCTGCTACGGCTGTAACAGCTGTAATAACTGTAGGGACTAATATTTCAGTCGATGGTAAAGGGTAAGGTGGAAAAGGAGGTGGTAAAGTTGGTTTAGGTGGTTCTACAGTTTCTACAGGTTTTGTACCCTCGGGTTCTTGTAAATCACTAGGAGGTACAACCAAGGGTACATAACTAGGAACATCAGCAGTCGGTAAAGGTATTTCTACAGTTTCAATCTTCTGGATCGGTGGAATTACTATCGTTGGTATTTCCATCTTCCCTATCCTGTATTACTGCATTAGTAGCAATAATTGCTTCTTTAGTTTGTTGTTGTTTTTGTACTGTTTCGTTATAATTTTGAATCAGTTCTTCAAGTTTTTCTTTTAATTGTTGAGTGGTTTGTGTCATAATTTAAGATTTAGCTTTGTCATTTATAAAATCTGATGATAAAAAGAACATCCATTTACCATCAATACTTGCGGTTTTAAGAAAACAATCTTGTACCCAAGAATCGTAATCTTCTTTATTTAATTTTGTTATATCGGTTAATAAAATTGAAGTATCTACTAACACTTTTTTAGTAACTAAACTATCAATAATAGTTTTACCTTCTTCTTCAGTAAACCCTGCATCAAGTACATCTTGTGCACAAAATGAAAAAAACTCATAAGAGTTTAAATCGTCTACATTTGCGTAACCTTTTGTGGGATCTGTAAATTTAGAATAATCTAACTTACCACATGAAGCTACTTTTAATTCGTTCTCTGTTAGTGTATAAGTCATGGTGCTGTACCTTGTACTGATCCAGAATTACTTAAGCTATAACTAATACCTGATGCTAATTGAATATATCTACCAGCAGCTCCACCTTGGCTACCGCCACCGCCGCCTTGACTACCAGCTTGACCATAATAACCGCCGTTACCACCATCGGAACCACCAGAACCGTCTGAATAAATACCTTGAGCATTACATTCAATTACAGAAGGTCCAACGCCATTACCAGCACATAAGTAAGCGTATTTAGCACCGCCGCCGCCGCCGCCAGAACCAGTAGTTCGAGACTGATCGTAACCTTGTCCGTTACCTCCAGCTCCACCGCTACCAGCAGAACCTCCATAGCAACAGAATATACCATCGACATTAGAACTTGCTCCGGGAGATCCGTTAGCACCTCTACCGCCACCTCCACCACCACCACGAATGATTCCTGTGTTAGTTACGGTTACGTTGTTTGAAGCAATATAAAGAGCAGTTCCTCCATCACCCCCATTACCTGATGAACTTCCATCACCACCAGCACCATTTAATGTTCCAGCATTTTGTATGTTTAAAGTGCCACCCATTCCAGAAGGTACATATATTGCATAATTAGACAAAGATGTAGCACCTACTTGAACACCACTATTGATAACTAAAACTTTAGCTACAGCTGCAGTAAAGTTAGATCCAAATTTAGTTGATACGTTTAGATTAGTAGTAGTAGTACTTATGGTTTCAGTTATTGCAGCTGAAGCACCATACCATTCATTAAAACTCATTTGAGCACCAGAGCTTTTACTAATTAAAGCTCTAATATCTGAATCATTTATTGAAGCTTGTGTACCAGATGAACCACCAGCTTCAATGTGAATATCATTAAGACTAATAGCTCCAGAACTTTGTAAACCCATTATTTACCTCCTTCTAATTGTTGTACTCTCGCTTTCAATTCCTTTATCGACTCGATAAGTATTGAAGTTAAAGCATGATAATTAACTGCTAAATGACTATCACCGCCACCTATTGGAGTTACTTCTTTTACAGCTTCTGGTAATACCTCTTGTATTTCTTGAGCTATCACACCAGCACTTCTTTCACCAGTTTTCTTCCAGTCAAAAGAAACACCATTTATTGCTTGTACTTTATCTAAAGCATTAGGTATTACTTCAATATTTTCTTTTAGTCTTTTATCAGAAAATGCAGTTACATTACCTGATGATGTAAGACTAGAGCAGTTAACTGTTCCAAAAGTAACGTTGCTAGTTGTGTCTGTAGCTTGGTTAGAAGTATAAGTTGTATAGCCAGCACCATTACCGATTTGGTTGTTGTTAGTTATGTGATTAGCGTCTGTAGCTCCTGTAAAACCTAAGTCAGCAAGAGTCATTGTTCTGGTACTGTGTGATGTTATAACACCGTCAGTCATATTTAACTGATCTATAACACTTGCACCTGAAGTATCTATATCTGAGTCTGTACCAATAATTGTGTTACCACTACTTGTAACGTAGCCAGCACCATTACCAATTTGGTTGTTGTTAGTTACGTTTGTAGCCCCAGTAGCAATATTATCTAATTTAATGTGATCTGCGTCAGTAAATACATTACTGTCAGTTGCAGCTTCTACTAAAACTCTTATTTCAGCAGCAGTTTGATCATCTTTAGCTCCAGTATCAATACCACTTAATTTGGTATTCATAGCTGCTATATCAGCTCCATCAACGGTTCCTGATACAACAATGTTACCTGTAACAGTATGGTTTCCAGAAGCTAAAGTTCCTGTTGTTTCTACATTTTGAGATCCAAAGTTAGGTTGCACTTTAGCTCCAGCCAAAGCTGATGCTCCAATTGCACTTACAATAGATGTAGAGGATACGTTTGCCATATCCTCTGCTGCTACTGGATGTCCACCTTGTGTTGAACCGTCATGTACTACTAATACATCTTTGTTTAGATCTACAGTAACTTCACCTTCAGCTCCAGTAAAGCTTCCATGTTGAGAGGTAGTACCTCGTCTTAATTTTAATAATTTTGCCATTACTTACCTCCTTTTAGTTCTGCTACTTCTGCTCTAAGTTCTTTAATTGACTCAATTAGTAAAGGTACTAATCTCGCATAATCAACAGTTTTATAATCTTCGCCTGATTTACTAGAAACTGTACCATCTTCAGCAGTCTCAAAATCAAATGGTGCTAAAGAAACAACCTCTGGTAATACCTTTTCAACAGACTGTGCAGATACACCAACTTGTGTCTTGTCACTGTCATAACCAAATGATTTAGCTAAGTCGTTTTCTTTATACAAGAAAGTTTCTATTTGACATACTTTATTTAAAGCATTATCAATAGTTCCTGTTTTTTCTTTTAATCTTTCGTCTGAATAGTATGCAGTAATGTTACCTGTTGCTGCTATTTCATTTGCGACATATACTTTTTTGCTGTTATAAGCTCTTATCCATGTGGTGTCGGTCATGCGCCAACCACCACCATAGCTTTGAAAGTAAAGACCACAGGTACCATTAGCTCTAAACCAATCGTTAGCGTAAACTTGGCTAAATGATGGACTACTGTTAGTTCTTACTGCCTGATTTAAGTATGAACTAAATTCCTGACCATCCCATAAGTCAGCGTCTAATCCAGAACCACTTCCATCATTAGCTGCGTTCCATAGCTTGTACCAACCGTTTGTTGTTGTATTCCATCTACCTTGTACATAAAGATGTGCAGGATTACCAGAACCACAAGCAATTCTAAATCCATAATGCCCAGAGCTACCATTGGTATAGTGCATTGCTTGAATACCTTGCCAATGTGAAGATCCACTGGGTTGTCCATTTGGGTTACTCCAAGCATCCCAAAAACAAGAACCATATCTCCATGCTGTTGAATCAAGATCATATGTACCATGACCACAAGAACCTACCCAATAGTTTTGATCACTTGTATAAGATTCTCTACCAGCGTATGCAGTCGAATTACCCGGAGTATTCATTACGGCACGCATACTGGGTTTATCTATATATCTAATGTAAGAGTCTTGTGAGCAATAAAATCTATTTACGTCAGTACCAGTACCAGTATCGTCAGATGTAATGTTGACATAAGCACCAGAAAAATAACGTGCATTTATGTCACCGTTTCCATCTCTTAAAACAATAGTATTAGCAGTACTACCTGTAGTTAAACCATAACCTCTTAAAGTATCAGCGTCCAATCCTGAGCCATGCCCATCATTACCAGCATGCCAAACTCTATATTTGTTTGCACCCATCGACCAGCCACCAACAGACAAATCGTTAGTATCAGCGTCTAATCCAAAGTAACAAGCAAAGTCACCGCCAGCGTGGAATGCCATAAATGCGTCATTACCACTCCCTGAGTTCTTTATTTCAAGACCCCCTTGATAGCCAGAAGAGGTTGCTATTGTATCTTCGTTCTCTGT